GCATCCCTCGTCCAGCATGGAAAGGAACATGTCATATCGCAGTGCCCGGCCCGTCTGGTCCTTATTGCCGGAAAGGTTCAGACAAGAATTAAGGCCCGAATCAACGGTTTCATCGTAGCGTCCGTTTTCATCGAGCCTTACATGATTGATGGTAATTGCCGCAGCGTCCATTGCAATGCGGGTGTTGATAGCCGTCATGATCGTCCGGTCATTGCTTCGGTTCAGCCTTACCCGGTCAGGCCGGTAGCTGTATCCTTCGCCACTTCTTCCGGGGGGATCACGGTTTAAAAACGCATTCCAGGCGTGTCTCAGTCTGGAGCCAAAGGTTTGTGATGCCATTTACTTTCTCCTCTTCATAGCAGTAAGTCCATCCCAGACATCGTCACTATTACTCTGCACAGACGCTTCTGCTTTGAATCCGTGTTTTTCATAAATATGTCGAGCGTCTTGGCTGCTTCCCGGAACTTCCAATGATAAAGTTTTATAGCCACTATCGTCAGCGTATTTCACGATATAGCCCATTACTGAATCAGCATAGCCTTTTCCTCGTTCTGACTTCTTTATGTCGATCCAGTTTACATACAGATTGTCACCTTGATCCTCTAGCCAGGCATTTCCAATCTTTTTTCCGTTTTAAAGGATATCAAAGTTTCGTTCTGAATCACCGTGTTTACCTTGACGTTGTGCCACATATAACTTTTCGCCTGTCTTTTTTGACTTCAACTCTGTTACATCTGAATATCGTTTCTTTCCTTTTGATGTAAGCGTGCCATCTTTGTTCTGGTATCTTCGCACGCCCCATTTCATGCCAAGAATGCCGTGGTGATAGAGTTCTTCACTCTGTTTCATCGAAATGTATCCGCCACGTATTTCTTATTCAACATATGCTGCACCAGAACCACAGCAGCATGGTTCACCTGCAAGGGCTTACCATTAAGTGTAGTATTTGTATTGGCAAGATATTGATTTGCAAAATATTCGCCTGCTTTGATTGCCCTTTGCGTGGCTAAAAATCGTTTCTGGCGCTTTCTTTCCTCCTTGTAGGCAGACATAGCATCGCTCTTGAAAGAAGGCTTTTTCACTTTCGTACGCTTCGGGCCGGTTTCTTTTTTGTTTCGCACTTTTGCGTTCGCCGTGTATACCTTTGCTTTATGATGTCCCCATTTCATGCCGAGAACGCCATAATGATAAAGTTCATCTTTATAAACTTGCATTTTTTCTCCTTATGCACCATGTGCCTTCATTGTTGCAGCCAGTGCGCCTCCAACAACAGCGTTCTTAAACTCTCTCGATTCAACAATACTCTTTCCGAGTTTCATTGCATTGGAGCCGTTATTGTAAAGCGTCATGACCGTTCCAAGTGCGGTAGCGGTCGTTCCGGCAATCTTAATAGCTTTCTGTAGCTTGCTTGGAGAAGCAGTAAGCCGTTCATACTGTTGCTCTTTCTGTAATCGATTGATTCGAGCATTCAGTTCACTGTCACTCATTTCACGGACACTTTTCTTTGTATGTACTCGTGTATAGTCCTCGTGATCTTGACTATAGTGTTTCTTTCCTTCAGAAGTAAGCGTACCATCCTTGTTCTGGTATCGTCGCACGCCCCATTTCATGCCCTTGATGCCCCAATGATAAAGTTCATCTCTGTATACCATAATGTTCACCTCCTCACAAACAAAAAACGCACCAGCAATTAAGCTGATGCGTTCAGATGTACCGTATTACGGAATGATGTCTAAAATAGATTCACACATCGTTCCTATCTCATTTGGAAAGTAATTGTCATCCAGCCCCCGATATTCCAGTTCATCGCCGACTCGTTCTTCGATTTCGGCCCACTCATCGGAAAAATTATCGATTTTGGTATAATCGTAATCAAGCCCCAGACTTTTCAAAAAATCGATCTGTTTCTCGGTAAGCAACATGGATCACCTCTTAGTGTATTTTCGGATTGTATCATGCCCTGTTTTCCAGACAGTCGTGACACAGCCATTTTCGGGGTTTACATTTACCGTAGCGTGCTGACCAATAAACCGTTGACTAGGCTGTCCCTTTTCATTATACCGCACCTTTATTGTATCAGAGTTTAGCGGCTTTTGCAACGCATCCAGCAATCCTTCCAGAGTCACCTGTCTGGTAGGGTCTTGGGTACGGTCCAGTGCATGAATCGATAGACCTTTCACAAGGACACCATTTGAGGTATAAAATGGTTTTCTGAATTTCCGAGCAGCTCTCGCTTCGATTGAATATCGGTCATGCGCGAGTTGTTCTTTTGTCCTCCGAACACCCCACTTCATACCTTTGATTCCGTAATGGTACAGTTCCGTTGTACCATCATTCCATCGCCACATTTCTGCCCCTTTCGATTTTCTATTGCAAATTACTTTCCTATGCTGTATGATAAACATATCAACATGAGGAGGACTCACCATGGCGGACGACAAACAGCTTTCCATGCAGAACCTTAATTGCGAAGTGACCGCAAGCGATGTTTCTTTTGATTTTGGCGATACATCCCGCTTTCGGAAGATTAAATTTCCGGAGCAGGCTGGCATTACAGCAAACGCCCTTCTACAGCTGGTTCCTGCGCAGCTTGTGGCTGGCACGGCATCCAATCTGTATGTTCTCCATTTTCCGAAGGGCATTCAGGGGGCTTTAATGAATCTCCATCAGGGCGGTCAGTCCACCACAATGATAGACGCAGCAGGCAGTTTTGCCGGAAGTGCATCTCTGTATAAGGTCAATCCCACAGCAGTTGCTGCCTTCCAGATGTTCAGTGTAGCATCTTTTGCAACAGGCCAGTATTTTCTTGCAGATATCAGCTCCAAGCTGACAGAGGTCAACCGGAAGCTGGACGACCTTCTGGCATTCCTTCAGGCATCCAAGCGTACTGAGCTGCTGTCGGAGCTTACCTTCGTAAAATATGCGCTCGCAAATTACGCAACTATCATGCTCAGTGAACCGCAGCGCATGGCTACGATCGGGAATCTTCAGCGAGCAAAAATCAAAGCGGTTGCGGACATAGAATTTTACACAGAGCAGCTGGAGAGTTCTGCTGCTGCAAAGTCCAACGAAAATCAAGCAAAAACTGTATTGCAGAACAAACAAGGAATTGATCTCGCCTCGCAGCTTTACGCCATCAGCACGATCATGGAAGTGTATTATTCGCAAAACTGGAACCAATCCTATCTTGCAAATATCAGCGCGGATGCAAAGCCTCTGTTTGCACTGACACAGAACCGCATGATCAGTGCCATAACAAAATTCTCCGACAGGATCAGCAAGGACCTTGAAAGTAAGAAAAAGGGCCTGCTGAAAGGCGATGTATCACAGAGCGAACATAAAGTTCTGAAATTGTACGACACTCTGAGTTCGCAATCGGAGACTCCGCTTCTTGCGTTTATTGAAGAAGCACTGGACAAGCCCTCCGAGCCATCTGAACTCTACCTCCGTTCTGACGGAAGTGTTTATCAAAAGATCTAAAAACAAGAAACCGCCAGTGTACTACATTCCGTTCCGTAATACGCTGGCGATTTTGTTTTATTCAAACGCATCCCGGTTCTGTTTCCACGCCACGTAAGCGTCCATCATGGCAGCCACAGCATCGATCTTCTGATCCTGCCGCTGTTTGTAGAGTTTCCGGTTGCCGTTGGTGTCCACCAGCGTAATGCAGTTGCCCATGGCAAATTGCATCAGCTGTTCGTCAAACAGCAGCTTCCGCTGTTCGCTCAGCTTTTTCAGCTCACCCAGCGGCACGCTTTCGGTCTTTGCGCCCTGGATCACTTTCACAACGCCAAAGGTGCTGTTTTCATCGCCCCAGCGCTTCACAAACTCCTGTGCGTTGTAGGGGTCGTAGCCAAACGCCCGCACGTCGTACTCGTTCTCCATGATAAAGTTGTCCAGGTCATCATACACCTGCATCATGTCCAGGACCGTGCCGTCAAACACGAACAGGGTCCCTTCCCGCATAAACTCCTCATACTGCTGCCGTCTCGAAGCCGGAAGCTGGCTGAGGGTGTAGGATGTGATGTAGTCCCGCGTCTTGACCCCAAAATATCCGTTGGACAGCGGAAACAGGAAGGTAAAGGCACAGAAGTCGTCGCCCATGGAAAGGTCCGCGCCCATGGCACAAGGCATCTGCCAGAAACTTCTCTTCCTGTGGCACAGGGTCTCCTCGTAGGGGAAGAAATAGGTGTAGCCCTCCATGGGCAGGTTGAAGCGCTTGGCCAGAATATCGTTTCGGGCGCTGGGGGATTTCTCCGCACGCTCCACGTCCAACTGGTAGGTCTCGTAGCTCACGGTCTTGCCCAGGTTCGGGTTGGCCTTCAGCCACATCTCCGGCTGGCCCACTTCCTCAATGGAGTCCAGCTTGTAGTACCAGATGGACACATGGGGGTTGACGTACTCCCCTTTCAGGATGCTCATCAACTCCATTTTGATGTCGTCGCCGCAGCCGTTGCGCACCGTGCCCTCAGAGGAAGCCGCCACGATGAGGTAATTCTCGTTCTTGGCCGCGCCCTGTTCAATGGCACCAATGGGATCTTCCCGGATGTCACAGGAGAGCCACTCGTCCACGGTCGCCACAGTGTCACGCCGTCCTTGCAGCTTCTCAATGGTCATCGGGCGCACTTCCAGCAGGCTGTTGGTCAAAAAGTTCTCGATGCCCTTCTTGGTGGAAGCCATCTTCACCCGGTCTGCCTTGGAGCCGGTGGTGTTTTGCAGGCTGCCCTCGGTCATAAATTGGAACACCGGCCCCTTTGCCCGCGCCAATGCGGTGCGGAAAGGTGCCAGCACCTCCTCGGCCTGTTTCATAGTCGGGGCGGTGGTCAGCTGCTGGGTCGTGGTGGTGTACGCCGTCAGGAAGTACGCCTGCAAAAACTCCAGATACATGGTTTTCGCGGCCGATCGGGTAATGATGAGGTATTGCTTTGTCACCAGCCGCTTTTTCAGCCGCCGGGTCTCGTAGTGTCCGCCGCCTCCGCGCTCGTTCGGCACAAAGACGCTTCGCTCTACAAAGTAGTACCATCCAAAGATCTCTTCGGCCCATAACTTGAAACTGTCCAGCAGCTTCACGTCGGTGCCGTCGGTCAGGGTCAGCTCATCCTCGCAAAAGGAGATAAAGCCGTTCACCGCTTTGTCGTCATAGTAGATGCCCGGGTTGGCGATCAGGTCGTCGATCCGCTCCATCTCCATGGCAATTTCCCGGCAAACGGGTATTTCGCCACGCATCACGGCCTCCCGAAAACGGCCGTAGTAGATCGGCGTGGCCGTGTTCGAGAGTGCCATTTTCAATTCTCCTATTATAATAAGGTGGGAACCTTACGTTTTATCCTGAATCACTGTCCAGTATCTCGGCCAAGTGGTCATTTCCAAATATTCGAGCAGCCATTTAGGATCGCTCAAATCTCGTTCGATTCCATCCTCACGATGCACCACCAAATGCCCGTCGGCATTGATATACCAGTAATCTTTGTAGTCATGCCTACCAGTTTCATCAACATAGTAGCAGTACATACAAATTTTCTTACCCGAAACCAATTGGCGATATGCTTCGGGCCATTCCATCAGGATGTTGCCTTCATGTTTCACCATGTTGTCACGCTTCTTTCTCAGAATTATCGTGCTCCACGTTCAGCCGCCATTCCATTTCCGCCGCGGTGTTCTTCAGTGCTTCCATGGTAGTGCTGCTCTGGGGCGGGTCAAAGCCCAGCAGCCGTACCTTCACGGCCACGTAAGCCTTCACCGCTTCCACCTTCACCGGGTCGGCAACAAACTCCGTCCATTCGTTTTCTTTCCCGGAAATGGCATACCCCTCGCCGGGGCCCACCCCCATCTGCACCAGTGCAAACAGTGCCATGTTGATGTACATGATGATGTCCGCATCAAAGTCGGTGCACTCCTCGGCAATGCCCAGCAGCTTCTTCACGCTCGTCAGGATCGAATTCATTTTGATTCCTCCTCGGCATTGCCATCGTCACCCATAATGTAGCTCAGCATGGCGTAGTACCAGTCCTTCTGGGCCCTTGCCAGCAGATCCAGTTCGGCCAGATGGTGGGACGCGCTGTCCTTCCCCATGGCCGCTTCTTTCTGTGCACTCTCCTCAACCAGCTTGGCCAGCCTCCCCGCATCAATCGCCACCTGACCAGGCTTCAGCAAAACGAAGTCTCCCTCAGCACTCGGAGCAGCTTTTTGTGCTGTCATGGCCTGATCCTCATCCCTCCGCGGGACGATCTTCATCCCGTCAAACGTAATATCCCTGGCCCGTGTTGCCCGCACCTGCTGTCCGTCCACATTTGTCGCCAGAGCATCGTCAAAGTCGAAGCCCCTGTTCCGCGGCACAGCCGTATAACTCTGCTGGATCCCGGCTTCCGCAATGCCCACATTCGTCCAAAGCAGCGCTTCGTCCAGCTTGGTCAGCGCCAGGCTTCGTGCGCGGCTCGGTGCAAGGTGCTGGATCATCGCCTCGGCCTCTTCCAGCTTCCGCCGCAGCCCCATGGCGTAGTCCTGCTCTCGCCGGTTAAATGCTTTCTTCTGGTACATACTCATTTCCTCCATGGGCAGGTGTCGCCCGGTCTTCTTTCTCCGTCCGGCAGCTTCGGGCCCTTCCCCGTTCCGTAATGGATCACCTTGTGCGTTGCCGCCGAAACACAAATGGCGTTCTCCGGGTCAAGCAGCTTTTCGCTGTGCTGGAGAACGTCATCTTTTGTTATAGGGTTCATGTGGTGGATGGAGATCTTTGGCCGTACTGCCTTCCCATCCCGCAGCACCCAGTCCGTGATCGGGTGGTCTTTGCATCCCAGGTCACACCCCATGTCCCGGGCAATGATCCTGTCCCTGAACTGCCGCCACTCTCTCGATTGGTAGAAGTCCTGGTTCAGCCATCGGTCAAACCCAAAGGTGTCTCTCCCCACCTCCCCGTGCAGCTGTAAATACTCCAGCCTCTCCTCGTACGTCGGCAGGCTGCAAAGTTCCGTGTAGCTTTTCATACAAACAGCTCCAGTATCTCGCAGAGTGCAATAACCCCAGACAGTACCCCGAGAACATACAGCATGGTCGTACTTACAACATTTTCCGGATGTTTCCCCAAGTATACGGCCACCATGAAGATTACAAAGCTGCATAACCATAGTACAGCCAATAGCATCTGGATATTCGTTATTGACATTTCACCCGACTACCCCATTCTTACGCAGCAATTCATATAGCACCAACATTACACACCACAGTAGCGCAGGCATCCCGAAATGTGCAAACACCTCAAGCGCATAGCTCTGGGTGTGCTTCTCGACCCACTCGGCAAAGAATAGTGATACGAAAATAATCATCACAACCATGCTCAGGGCAAATGCAACGTCAATCAATGTCATACTCGTCATCCTCTCCCAGGCCGTTGTATTTCTTCATGGCAGCAATGGCCTTCTCGTACATCTCCTCGGAGTGCTTGGCATTCTGGAGTGTCTCGGTCTTTGCCCTCAGCAGCTTGTTTTCCTCTTCCAACTTTGTTTTCTCCAACTCGTTCTTAGAGGTCGCCAGCTTCAGAAAATGGGTCGTCTCAGCGCTAGATGCCGTACCTTCCAGCAGTCTCTTCTCAACCAGCTTCATCGCCAGATTGATCATATAGTTTTCTTGCGCTTCCGGGGTGCTTGCAGGCCGCGAAGTTGCAGCCGACATTTCGCCCGGAGCAGACTTCTTAGGTTTCATTGCAATAACCTCGTTTCATATTCCTATTTTGCTTTTGCAAGGGTTCATGGGAGCCGCAGTAGTACCAGTTAAGCCTGTCTCATTTGAAAGGAGAAGAAAAAGCAGATCATGCCCAATGGAGGTTGAACATCGTGAAAGCCCTGAACCCAAATATATAGGAGGATACTACTCCCATGAGCCCTTGCAAAAACCGCCGAAGTCCCGGTCTACACCCCAGAACCTCGGCAATTTCCCATATGACTGTAAATCTTAACACCTGCTGTGGATACAAGTATCGAGAGTTTACACAAATATAATCGGCAGCTTTCGCTGTCGGAGCCTTAAAGCCCAAATATCAATTTTCCCTCCGGGGAAATATCACAGACCGGCGCGATTTGAGAGGGGGGTGTCGATTTTGGGACCCCCTCCCTATGGTTTACGCGGTTTGACCGAGCGTGTCCTCGTCGGGCACGGTGATCTTGAGCTTCTTGTAAATGTTTATTGGGTCAGCAGCAACGATCTTGTCGATTGCCTTCTCAATTTCATAGGCATTTTCGTTGTCCGTGAACTGAGATGAGGTCTCGGCGATCCTCATAAGCAACCCGGAAGAGTTGTAGCCGTGCTCGATATCATACTGATACCACTTCTCGAACTCCTCGTACGGACTGTACGGGTTGTCAAAGGTGGTGAGAAAGCATCGAACCATTATTCAAAGCCTCTTTCTTAATTGATTGTTATTTGTTGAGCGCGCTGTAAACCGTGGACTCCGGAACACCGCAGGCCTTGGCGATTTCAGCATACGAATAACCGCTTCTCAGCATTGCGTTTGCTTTGGACATCTTTGCAGAAGTCATAGCAGTAACATTTTTCGGCATTGCACGTTTTACAATTTCGTCAGAATCAGACGAATTAAGGAATTTCGTCAACATATTGTCGGAAATTGCGCCAGCCTGAACAGCTTCCCACTCTCTGTCCGTGAAGGTAACCTTTGACTTGCGTCCGCTTGCACCAACAGAATCGCGAGCACGCTGCATCTCGACAGAGGAGATCTTCTTGATTACCTTCTTATCTTCCGAAATGTTGGGATCAAGCCCCTGTTCCTGAATCTTCGCCTTAATATTCGCGTTCGCAATCAGCATTGCTTTGCGCTCTTTAGGCTTGTTAGCGATCATATTGTTATACTTTTCTTTCAGAGAAGCAACCTCAGGCGCATAGGTCTTGGCGGCAGAAGGACTGTATTCAAGTCCCTTCATATTGGCTGCCTCTTTGCGCGCTTGGTTAGCCATGGCCTTTAGCTTGTTGGAGAAGTCCGCATACAGGTTCTCTTGGATGGTGCCAGAAGACAGCGTACGTGCATCCTTTGTTTCGGAGATCAGGCTGACTGTGTCCTCGGCCTTACGTTCCTTACCCGTCTTAGGGTCAACGAAGGTACGTCCACTTTCTTTGTAGATGTATTCACCAGTTTCCTTATCGACTCGAATACTACCACGGCGCTCGGGCACACGAACCGTCTGCTTACGGCGAGACAAGAGCGTGGATGCGCCACCATAGTGTATAGAGCCTTCCTCATCTACACGAATCTGCCACTTCTGCTTCAGCTCGGGAATGCCATTCTCCTGCTCAGACCGCTTGTAGTCCAACTTATGCTTTTCAGCATCGATAACGACCATGGAGTGCTTAACTGCACGCGCAAGCTCATCCTCGTCGGCACCACGCAGTGTCATATCAGTGATGAGATTGGAGATCACGCCCATTTCGCGCTGCTTGTCTTCTTTCTTCATCAGCCTGACATTGTTCGGATTGCCTTCAGGAACTGCATAAGCTGTCTTGGGATCGAATCCTTTCAGTGCTTTCAATGCACGGGTGGACTTGATGTTGACCTTGTCGGTAATAGGAATCGCCATAACCGTGTCACCATCGAAGTCTGCGCCCGAAAGCCGCTCTGCAACCTTCGCATTGATGCCGATTGCATCCTGAATTGCACCGAGATTCCGCTTGCCGCTGACATTCTTGTTGTTGACAGTCACGATGGGAATCTCAAAGGTACCTGCATGGGGATAACGGATCAGTGCAAGCCTGGTGCCATTCTCATAGGTGGGACAGTAAGCCTCTGTCTCCTTAATCTTATTGATCGGCAGGATAACCTTCGTGGACTGGCCCGGGAAAGCAGATGCCTTCAGGGTCATGGATGTTCCTTCAACCGTATCAGCAAAATCATTGAGCAGTTTCTTCTTGACCGTAGGATTATCGTACCGCATGATTTCATCATATTGGGCTTTATAATCCGCAACAGTAAGGTTAAGCTGGTTCTCGATCAGCTTCTTGGGCTGCTTGGAAAGGAACTGAGAAGAGACATTCCGAGACATCGTGTCCCAGTCGCCCTCCTCCTTCAGCTTGTTTATCGGTGAGAGGTGCTCTTTGCCGTCATCACCGATATACATGCTCTGGCCGTTGGCCTTGATAGCTGCGCCAAACGGGTTGTCAGGATCTGCTTTTGCTTCTTTAAGGACCTTCATCTTGGGCGTGCCAGAAGGCTTATTGGTGTTGAACATAACGTCCACACCATCCGGCAGATCATCAGAATAGACGGCCATGCCCTTCAGATAATGGTCGCCGTCAACAAGGATGCGAACCTGTGCATAATGGCTCTTGCCAAGATCAAGGTCAGGAACCCCACGGCGAATCTCCATAACGCCGTCTTTATCCAGACCGCCTTCATCGCCGTAACGAATTGCAACACGACTGGAGTCCAGACTGGAGGGGCGCTGAAGCTTCGTAAAAGTGTCGCCGCCATCATCTGTATGATAATCGCCAAGTGAATCGATCTGTTCCTGATGATTGTAGGCATACTTCTGATCGAACTCTGGTTTCGCAAGCACCATGATATTGGTCTGCTGGCGATTGTTTGTCGGTTGCTTAATGCCTACGCCATAACGCTTATAACCATATTCGGCCTCTAACGTATATACTGCATCCTGAAGTTCAGTATCAGTTACGCCCAACGCAAAGTTTGCGCCCTCCGAAACATCGATCATTCCCTTTTTATCGACTTCTTTTTTCAGAGTTTCGGCGATGTTTTTTGCACGCTGCGCTTTTTTGTCTGCATTTCCGGCATATTTGGATCGAACACTTGATTCGCTCATGCCAAGTTGGTTGGCAATTTCAGTCCAGCCAAGGTGATCTTCGTCTTTCAGCTTATGGATCTGCTCGTATTCTGAGGTTTTCCGTTCATGAATGGCAGTTCGCTTTGCCACACGGAACTCAGACAGGCTCATCTGATACTCTTTCGGAAGAGAGTCGTTAATGCTCTCCAGAATATCTTTCTCAGACAATCCCTTCTTCTTCAGAACATCAATGCGAGACAGGAAATCGCCGGAATGCTGATACGGATTGTCGCCAGAGCCCCAAGGATAGCGACCAGAATGCCGCTTGGTACCATAGTGCTCCAGGATATTGCTTTCGGAAGTGATGCCAAAATAAGAACGGAGGTCTTTTTCAATCGGATTCATGCTGCCACTCCTAACAAAATATCAGTGATGATCGGGTCGAACTCTTTGATTTTAGCGATGACGGGGCTGATTTCCTCTTCAGTGGGGTTCTCGACCCAAACTTCATCGTTCTGGTAGATACGGAGTTCCATCCGAATATCTTTCGGGTGGTATCCGTACTCCAGACAGAACAGAGCGGCATAAATATAGAGCTGCTCCATATGTGCAGGAACAGCTCCGGTTTTTAAGTCGTGGATGCGAAGGAGCCCATCGTTGAACGAAATGGCATCCGCAGTTCCATAGCAGTTGTCGCTGTAATACAGCACCTGCTCGGTATCCATGCGGAAACCAATGGCATCGTTCACGTAGGTATTAAGGGTTTTCTTGTTCTTCGGCAGTTTTTGCTTCAGATCAATGCACTCTGCTGCAAATGCGTGCAGCCGTGTTCCCCGTTCCTTCGCCTGGTAATTAAGAACTGCATTGGTCAATCTATCTGCGTCATAGTTCAACCAATGGTAGTTACTTGCTCCGAGGAGGGCATGTTTCCCCGTGAGCCTCGAATGATCTCGCCAGTTCATTAAGAACTTCCTCCTTGTTTTCGGGATAGATAAAGGCCGCAAAACTCATCTCATCCATCTGCTGAACGTAATAGTCCTGATTTGGACGATGAGATGCACTCGCTGACTTCTTGCCCTCCAATGCGCCCCATGTTGTGCCGTAGAGAACCAAGAGATCGGGGATTCCCTGAATCTCGTTTGGGTCAAGATGGACAACCATGCAGCCAGGAAAGCGTTCTTTCAGCTCCCTTATCAATCCTGTCTTGAATTTGTTTTCGAGCATGATGCAACCTCCAAAATAAGAGGAATAGTGCATCCTGAGACGCATTCTATTCCCCCCATAAAAGGGGATGTTTTTCTCGCGTGAGTTTTTAGGAAAAAATGTGAATTTTTAGGAATTTTCAGAGAAAAAGAAAAAGCCCCTGCGTTTTTAGCGCAGAGGCATAAAATGCAAATATCAATCTAACCATTCCGACTCAGGCTCAAGATTATCATCTGGATAACTGGCTTCTTCTGTCGGCGATGAGAGGATATCAATATCTTGATTTTCAATCTCATTACCGCATTGATTGCATTTCCAGATGTCGCCGCAATGTGCAAGCATCTTGTGGCACTCCCAGCACCAATGCTCACCGGTATCCTGATCATAACCTGGAGTGTGAATCACTCGATACTCAAATGAGCCATCCGGGTGTTTCAGCCATAATACTGGAAGACCAAGTTCTAGTGTGGTATAAGTCCAAACCTCATCGCCATTCGGAAGAACATCTCGCCCTTCAAAAGAGCGGTCGTGTTCGCGCCATTTTCTTGCCAGCTCATCCATGTAGCTCATGGTTTTCACCTCGTAGAATCAGAAGCGTTACGTTCGTACACTATGGTTCTATGATACACCCTTGGGCGCGCATTTACAAGTAAAAACTCGCTGTGGCCAAAAACCCGTTTTTTATTCTCTATTACTATATATATTTTTTTTCATTTTTTAAGTAAGTTAAAGAAAAAAGTGGGTTTTTGGCCAAACAGCATGTTTTTAACGTATTTACGTTAAATTTTGTGGCCATTTTTATAAAAATTTTTGGCCACAAAGTGGGTTTTTGGCCAAAAAAATGTCACTTTTTTGGCGTTTTCTCGAAAATTCCCAAAAATTGCGAAAAATAAAATGGGCAGAAGTGGGCACTCAGAAAAATCCTTTTGAGCCTAGAAAGCAAATAATCATGATAATTGCAAATCCAACAGCTCCAATAATTACGGCTTTATTCTCTTCCTTTGACTGGTCTTTCCTCTTCCGTTCCTCAAACTCCATCTTCTTAAGCTCAAGTTCTTTCGCATCCTTGGACTCTTGGATCCGTGCTTCATCCACAAACCGATGCGTCTCCTGATAGTCATCGAGCCGAACCTTCGTCCCGCAGAACTCACAGAACATGAAATCTCGGTTGTCATCTTTCACCGTAAGATCCGCACCACAGCCAGGGCATTTTACCGTCCGTGCCATAAAAGCACCTCCTATTCGTCATGTATTTAGGATATCATGTGCTCTGCCCATAGTCAAGTAAATCAGGGTGGCCTCACCCAAATAACATTTTTATCCAGTTTCATACCTTAATCCTCAATCTCAA